AGTCAGCCGTATATTTATCTAATCTTCCTAGCAGCTTGGTGATGTAACCCTCACGGTCTGCCGATAACGGATCATCCACATACTCACCAGCAAACTGTCGCAGCATCCTCTCTAGCGTCTTAATCGGTTTCATCTCAAACGACGCTATGCAGACCTTTTGACCCTGCTTCACTAGGTGCAAGGCTATTTGTCCGGTTAGTAACGACTTACCACCACCGTTAGAACCTGCATAAACCGTCACCTCTCCCGGTCTAAACGCAAAAGAATTGTGCGTATTAGTCCAAGGCAGTAGTATTTTTGTATCTTTAGTCGTACTTAGATAGTTTTCTTTTATCGAATCTAGGAAGTCTCTAGCCTGTTTGACCTTGATTGTTACGTCATGGGCATGAAGATATTTCTCTACGTCAATACTTTCTGACTTTAGGATTCGAGCCTTCCTAGCCTCGTCTAGTTCTATTGCCCGTGATTCAAGACTCATGTGTTCTTCTCCTTTAGCTTTGAACTTTTGTAATTCACCGAGATGATGCGCTCCAAAAAATAGTCTTCACCGCAACTGTTGCAGGAGACTTCACGCTCACCATCAAGCCCCGGCCCAAAGTCGATCTCCCATGCGTCTTGCTCAACGTGTCTGCAGTGTGGGCAAATTGGTTTTCTATCCATTGTTCTTCTCCTTTAACTTGGCTTCGATGGCATAGGCTTGTGAAAATGCTTGAGTGTCATATCCAACCAAATCAAGAGCATCTAAGATGTCGTCATCCGTCAGCCCCTGCCATTCGCGTTGCAACACCGTACCGTACTGGCTTGGCTGGTTTTCTGGATCAGTGACCGCTTGCTCAAAACTCTCGCGCATCTTTTGCACCTGCGTCTCCGTGTACAAACCTTCGTCATCAGGCTCAGGCTTTAGCCCAAGATTAGTTTTCCACTCTGTTGCACCACGTTCGGCAACGGCTTGCATATACGATAGCTCTCGTACTTTTATCCATGCCGCGGGCTTCATGTGTTCTTCTCCCGGAGCTTGGCTTCGATGCGCTCAATAATTTCAACGTGCGCCCAGTGAGAGAGCTGCTCGTACTCTTCATCCGTCAGTCCAACCCAATCTTTCTTTCCTAGCTTGCAAATGCCGCACATGCATTCCACCGGCTCCGGTTCAGGCTGCGCGAGTCGGGTGCGGAGGGTTTCTTTTGCCTCTCTGATCGGTGTCTTCCAGATCGGCTCTGTTGCTTGAGCGTGTTCCAGCGCATTCAGCACCTGCTGCGCTTCCTCTTTAGTCAATGTAATCACAGTTCTTCCCCATTCTGTTCTGCTGCTTTGTTCATGTCGTGTAGTGCGAGTCGGGCGCTGAGTCTTGAAACAGCTATAGAGCACTCATGAAACGCATCACCGTCCATTGCATCTGCTGCCCGTTGCCCTATACCAAGAAACGCATCCAGCACCTGCTGCGCTTCCTCGCGGGTTAGTGTGATGGTCATAGTTTCCCCTAGTTAATGTAACTTACTGCTTCGTTGATTCTGGATACAGCCGTTTTAAGCCGTTTTCTGTCCTCGGTGGATACTTCCCTACCCTCACTCAAATCAAACGCCGCTATGGACGTTATAAGGGCTTCAAATTGGATTATTTTTAGCAGGTCTGTGGCGTAGAACGGTCTCCTAACTGGTTTATTGGTTTCTCTAGGCATAAAAGATTGATCTTTTGGAAACAGATCAGTCAAGTCCATACCTACGGCACTAACGACATCGTAAGCCGAGCATCCAGCGAAACACTTGAGCAGAATCCTGCCATCGTCTGTCTCGGTAATCGCTAGGCTAGGACGCTTATCCTCATGCGCTGGACAACAGGCTACCCAATGTCCTTTCTTGCCTTGGACTTTTTCGAGCTTGTTTAGAAAATTGCCGATCATAGGATTCTCCTTCCAAAAGGAAACGCTATCGCACTATCAACCTTGACCTCATCTTCCCAACGTCTACCGTTAAGCCAAGACGCTGGATGAGGAATGAACTGTTCTTCTTTAGCGGATAGATTCTGCTTGGAAATTGCTGAGATGATTGTTTTCGTTAGCTCATCATCAGGTTTAATTTTTATCCAAGCCTTGAGTGCATTAGGCTTTGATACCTTCCTAGGATAGTGTTTCCAGAAAGTATCAAATCGATCAATATATTCTTTATTAACTTGGTTATTGGTTATTGGTTTATGGTTATTGGTTGGTTGAACGTCCGTTGAACGGATGTTGTTCCGACGTTCAGCAGACGCTTTACCAGCGTTACTAGCCTGTTGTCTTTTGGCTTGGAAATGCTTGATTTCATTGTCAATGCGCTGATGAAACCAACCATCATCCGTTAGCGTAAAGAACTCCTCTAGAACCGCTTTAACCTCGGTTTCGTACTCACGCATATTGATCTGTCGTGCAACGGTCGTTATACCGCTGTTCAACGGATGTTCCTGTAAGTAGTACGCATCTAACAATCTTCGATAAGCCAAATCCTCTAAGTTTGTTAAATGCCTTGTGTGACTCGCATAGTCTCCAATGTTGAATTGGTAGTAGTGCATAGCTTTTTCCATAAAAAAAGCCCTAGGAGAGACTCTCACCGTTTCAGGTGTTGGCGGACTGGTGGGTACCAGCAGAGTCTCTTCTAAGGCTTACCCAAACACGCCGCCAAGCGTGTGTAAATCATACCTTCGGCTTCCTACGTTCGCAAGTCTTACAAATATCGCTATTGTTGTACTGCGCTAACGATCTTGTCTTTTTGCAAACAGAGCAAAGCCGAGTACTAAAGTTATAAATCGTTTCCGTTCCATGTGAACCGGACTTTCGAGTTAAGGGTTTTGATGGGTCTGTTGCCAATTGGTTGCCCTCTAGGTGAAACTTTAGGTAAAAATCTTGGTTCTTGTTTCTCTTTTGGTAAGTCTTTTTTCTTAACCATCATTGTGCCAGAGTTAGAGTGTTTCATAATAGAATGTTTCTATTGAGATATGGATTCCTGATAGAAATGTTTTTACACACAAGTCTTGAATCGGTTTAGTATTTCGGAACCGCAACTAGCGGATTACTAGGAGATTAGATATGGACAAGCAAGGTTACGAGCAGTTCTTAATCGGTACGCTACAAGACGGGTTTCCCGGTGAGTTGACTGCCTGTTTCAAAGATACATTAAAACAGTCTCGTGAGGAACGGTTAGAGGAAGAACTTTGCCTCCTCTTAGAGACTTGCGCTGTGTTCCAGTCCGACCCTATCAAGCTGCAATCAGCTATTCGTCGCAACATGGTAGGTATCGTCAACAGACTGGTAAAAGAATCTACACTACCTGATTACGTTGAGACTCAGGAAGATCGTGATAGAGACCGAGATGACTGGCTTTATCAGGAAATGAAAGATCGTGAAGCGGAGGGAAGATGAATCCGAGCCGTACAGAAATTGATAACTGGCAACTCGCTGAAATTGTCTATGCTTTGCGTCTATTGATTGATAGAGTAGAACGTAGAACAGCATCGGATGAAGATAAACAAATTGTCTACATGGCTTATCGTGCGTTAGAGAATACTCCGCACACTATCCAGAAAATTGTGGACGAACTTGAAAGAGGCAACCAATGAGAAAGTTATTCAATCCAGATGATAAGCTGGCAGACTTTATCGACCGTCATGCAGGTGTTGTGATTTCATGTATGTTTGTCCTAGCGTTACTTATGGACAGCTTTGCATGAAGAAGGCTTTCCCATCAATCTTAGACCAGAATTTCAAATATGTTCCTTCCGGTAAGACGAACATTCGCAAGACTTTCGATCGTATTCGCAAAGAGCAGAAGGAGGCTACAAAAGTACAAACTACTACGGAAACACAATCTCACAATATCATCTTCAATAAAAAATTCGCTCAGGGATAACTAATATGAACTCAGATAATCGGCAACAAGAGCAAGACGAACATCAGCAATGGATCGTGTACCAGAAGCTACAGACAGCTAGGGTCAAACTACAGAACGTAGAACTCAAGAAGTCTGGACATAACAAGTTTGCTGGCTACAAGTATTTCGAGCTATCAGACTTCCTGCCTACCGTTAATAGCATCTTCTTTGAGCTAGGTTTGGCGCATACGCTAGAGTTCTCCGACACTATGGCTACGATGTACGTCATTGATACTGAGAACGGTGGTCATGCAAAGTTCACCTGTCCTATGGCTACGGCTGAACTTAAAGGCTGTCATCCAGTCCAGAACCTCGGAGCATCGATAACGTATATCACTCGTTACCTGCTGGTTATGGCTCTGGCTATCTGTGAACACGATGCCTTAGACGCTACGACTGGTGCTGACGAACCTCGTTCTGCCAAGCCTATTACCAAATCGGTATTCGATACGCTAGACGAACAATCTCAGAACGAGATTAAGAGCTATGCAGCCGATGTCATTATGCTGATCCATAAAGAGAAGGTCGGAGAAGCAGTCGAGTACATCAATTCTCTGGAGCTAGATGCGGACTGGAAAACAGCCCTCTGGAGCCAGTTGGATAGCAAGCAACGATCAGCAATTAAAAAATTCGCTCAAGGATAATCATGGAATACGACAATACTAATCGCGGTACGCTAGGCAAGAATCTGAATAAGAAGTCTGATAGTCACCCTGACTACTCTGGTCAGTTGAACATTGATGGAGTGGATTACTGGCTCTCAGGCTGGCTTAAAGAGTCTAAGAAGGACGGTACTAAGTTTTTCTCTCTAGCGGTTAAGCCTAAAGATTCTAAGCCTAGCAAAGCTAAACAGAAGCCTGTAGAGGATTTTCAAGACGATGACTTAGGGGATACCCCATTTTGACGGAGGAAACTATGAAATACCTATTTGCCTTTTGGTTAGCAATTACCGCACCTATGGTCTACGCTACTTGCACGACTCATAGCTACAACTATAACGGTCAGTATGTAACTTGTACGACTTGTTGCTATGGCGGCAACTGCAATACGAACTGCTATTGATTAACGGACGAAAGCTAATGAGTACCGGAAAGCATCACCGGACGAGAGAGAGCGTTAGTGAGTAGTCCACCCCTACGGAGGAAAGCAGATGTTGGTTTGTCGATTAACAAATCGTCAAGGATAGAGCCGATGCAGCGAGTACTCCACCCTTATCGCCTAGCTAGTGGTGGCGCGTAACCCTAGCAGCATACGCAATGACTCCTTTACGTCTTGCTCCCTTTCATTGTGAGTATGCCGACTAACCGCCGTAAGCGGTCAACCAACCGAGGAACCAATGAAACTACTAGACTTTCTGAAACTGCAATTCGACATTAAGAATGATCGTCAACTAGCCCTAGCTCTAGGTGTACAAGCACCAGCTATCAGCAAGATTCGTAACGGTCATTCATCCATCACGGCTGACTTTATCCTGAAGGTGCATGAGACCTTTGAGATTCCAGTCAAAGAGATTAAGGCTTTGATATGAGCTACGAACAGACCGAGTTACTCGTAGTACGTTGGGGTGAAGCCAGAGGAATCATCCAGAACTCAGACTCTAAGACGCAGCTTCTCAAGGCTTTTAGCGAGATGGGGGAACTAGCAGATGCGATTACCAAACGAGACCGTGATGGCATTATCGATGGACTTGGCGACGTTCTTGTATGCCTTACTATGGTTGCTGCTATTGAAGATGTCGATCTGAAACAATGCTTCCTATCGGCTTACGAACAGATTAAAGATAGAAAGGGCTACCTCAATGCCACAGGAGTATTCGTCAAAGATGCTTGAAGAACTCCAGAAGGTTATAGCTATGGTCAATACATGGTGGGCTAAGTCGATGGTCGCTATTGTTTTAGCCGTAATTGGTTATAACGTAGGAGCCATTCAGACTGAGATACGGATAGCGTCAGATTGTAAGTTTGCTAACGCTTTTAGGGTAGATATTCAGGCATTTAGTTGCCAGAGAAAACTATGAAGGATTACATTATCCGCATGGCGAAAGAGTTTGGGCTTCCTCCTGCTGCGTATACTGACTACGGGAATCAAATTGGTAAGTTAGAAACCCTTATAAGGTTTTTTATGGCAAAGGAACGAGAAGCCTGTGCCATTCTGTGTGACGAATTGTGTGAAGAGGCTGCTAAAGATGAAGATATGTTTAGAGCTTGTGTGGCTCAAGATTGCGCTGAAGCTATCCGAGAAAGGGGAGAACAATGGGCAGACCTAGAAAGAATCCAGACGATCCTAAATGGAACAAAGAAACTGAGGTGAAACAGCCTAGAGACTATGACTGGAACCTGTTCTTTGCAGCGGCTCTAGGCGGTTTAATTGCTAAGGGTGGTCTATCCTATGACCAGCTAATAAAAACGGCTTCTAGCATCGCTAGTGAGGCTCAGAATTCACTTTCTGACTGAGTCATACTGTGCATAGCATTGCTTCAGCGCGAGTCTTAGGTTATCTGCCTCTATTGCTACTTTGACAAAATCTTCTGCACTTTCTCGATAAAGCTGTCTTGGGGTACATCCACCTTGTCCAGTACTGGTGGAACCGGACAAGGAACTTGTTTGGGAGGTGGAGGACGGACGCTGCTGCAAGCTGTTTGAGAGAGCAGTAGCACGAGCATTAAGGTCACGGATTTCACGGTCTTTCTCCTGTCTTAGCTTATCTGCATTAGCCTGTAGCTCTTGCTCTTTCTTCCTAGCTTCTTCCTGAGCCTTAGCGTACTCCGCATATTGAGCCGCTTTCTCCTTATCCCACAGGTTTTGAATCTTCGCCTGACCATGCTCGGAACCCTGAAAATATCCTGCACCTGCTGCCGCGATAACGGCAACAAGGGAACCGAGTAAAAAATAGGGATTCATTTTGGTGGAACTTTAGTACCGTCTAGCTTCTTGTGGACTTTGACCTCACGACAGACCTGAACCTCTTTACCCTTACGATCCTTCTCTGCGTGACAGACTTTCTTAGTCTCGGCTGCATGAATCTGGAACACTAAGAACGAACTTAGCAGAACAGTAACAGCCATGCGTAGGTAGATAATCATGTGATCTCCGGATGTGGTGGTTGAGCAGGTTTGTCTTTAACGCTAACCACAGGGTCGATAGTCGGCTCCATGCGTACAGGTGAGTGTACAGGGCTAGGCTTAGGTGGTGGTGAGTCTGGCTCAGGCTTACTCAGATTAGGTGGAACAAACTGAGGCAGAGCATCCTTACCCTTGACCGCTAGGAGTGTTGCCAATGAGCCAAGAATATACTTGCTCATGTCAGATAGGATCAGGAAGAACTGCTTATCCGCTGGAGCCATGCCCGACATAGGTTGCGTTACGAACACAACGCTATAGAGTGACACTCCGACCATGATAATGACCGTACAGCAGAAGGTTACAGCGATACAGAACTTAATTACTGCATCGTGCTGCTCCTGCGTCATTGCAAGAAACTGGCTTATCAACTTTAGGGGATTCATCCTTTAAGTCCTCTGGTTTGGTCAACTGATCTGGGCAGGTTCCTGTTGCTGAACAGTACGGACGCTTACATTGCTTCTTTTCCCAATTCTCAGGGTCTTGACACTCGTACCGGTAGCGATCACAGCCACTAAGCAGCAGAATTAAACATAGACAAAGCAATCTCATAATGGTGTTTCCTATCCTCAAGTCCAATGTAGCCACCGTTAATAGCCCTAGTCAAACCCTTAAAATCATCTGCATCGACGAATCGATTGAGCTTGTTCTCAGACCAGAACCAGCAAGCACTCTGAGCAGCACCTTCGAATGTTTCCAAATAGTCAACGGCTTGTTCAGGTGTAATCTCTAGGCTAGCTGCAAACCAAAAATAATTATTTTTTCCAGTCAGCTGGAGAATTCCCCTGCCCCGGAATTTCCAGCCCTGCTCACTAGCCTCATCCCCGTTACCCATACGATTCGCATATACACGAGATGCTATCTTCTTAGGATTACGTTCGTATTGCTTGGCTATCTCCATCGTAGGGAAATACTTAGGGAATACTCGCTGTAGACCTGATGCAGAATAGTTCAGGTTCTCTGTGACAAAGACAAAGCCACCAGACTCATGACCGCATTGGGCTAGGAAAGCCGCTACCCGTTTAGGTGTGTTGATCTCGTATTCCTCTAGCAGAGACTTACCTCCTAGCTCATCCTGCTTGCTAAAGAGAGCGTCATACCATTGCTGAGGATACTTCGTGTTAGGAGCGAACTTCTTGAACTGTGCCAGCGTTATCATTTACCGTACATCCTCTCCTCTAGGATTTCTCGTCGTAGCTGTTTCATCTTTTTAACTTCAGATACAGCCGCCTGAGTTGCATAGTACATATCGTAGTACATAAATGCTAGTACAGGCATTACGATAAAGAACATTAGAATCACAGCTAGGACTACTGTAATCAAAGACCAAGGTACATCTTCTGAGTCGCGCTTTGAATTATCAGCCACATTAGACCCACCGCCCACAGAACTACGAACACGACTGCCCCAATCCATACCAGCCGACTTTTGAGACGATTTATCGCCCTTCTTCGTTGCCATCTAGCCGCCTGAATCTTTCTCGTCTCTATCGCTAACGCATCAGCTTGCTCGTTCTGAATGTCTTGCCAAGCCTTCTCAAACCTAGACCAGACTGAGCCTAACTCCGGTGGAGTGTTATAGACCATCTGCTCTCTCACCTGTGCCAGCATCTCGTTTAGCTTCGACTCCAGCCTGATTCGCTCTAACGCCCTGCGACCTAGCGATAAGTCACCCCTGTAAACCTCTTTAGACTCAGCTTCACTCTGAACGTATATCTTTACTAAGGCTTCGTACTGGTCGATAAAGGTTCCCAAGTTGTTCCATATATCACCCAGAACATCATCAGGTACAGCCTTGGCAACCTCCTGAATTTTTTTTACTTCTTCGGCGTACTGTCTTTTCTGCTCAGGACTAGGATCGACTATCTTGTGATACTGTTCCTTTAAGTCCTTTAGAACGTCACTTACATCACCGCTGGTATTCTTTATCTGCTTGTAAAGGTCTACGCCTTTCTTAGCTAGATCAATCGCTGTGGTACAAGCCTTATACGCCGCAGCAATCGTTATAGGGTCTAACACATCAGAACAGGTGTAGCTGTTTCTTCATAGCGATAATTTCTTCGTGCAAGGCATGGTTAGCTTCTTCGCACTTACGATTTTGTTCTTCTACAGTAGCTAGACGGTCTGACAAACGAGCAACCTCATCACGCAAGGTAGTGATTACTTGTTCCCATGCAGCACCAGTAACGTCAGCAGCATGATTGTTACGGTTATCAGCTTTGATCTTCTGGTACATAGCCCAAGCTCCAGCACCAATACCACCAATACCTACGACAACCTGTGAAAGTAAGTTTTCCATGATTTAAGCAGTACGTTTCCAGAAGTAACAAGTAATGTATGGCTGTAGGTTAGCGTTAGTACCGCTAGAACCTGTTGAGTTAATAGTAATACCAGTTACGGCAGAATTGATTGTAGCTGCCGCACCCCTAAAGGCTGGATAATAACCATCAGGTGCGCCTGTTACTGGTGAGTTCCAATACTGAGCATTAGATGTATGCGTATGACCGGGATCAGTAACACCATGTGTATGGCTTACAACAATCGCATCTTTAGAGCCGCCTGTTTCTTCAGCAGTATCAAATAGCGGATCAGAGCCATTGAAACCGACCATGACTCGACCAGCACCAAATGCTACCCATGTACCAAATCCTAACAACGTACCCGGATTGGTGTTATTCGTCGCGTTAATGTAGATAGAACCTACAGGATAAGCAGCCGCTAGAGCAGCTTGTACAAAGGCTGTAGTAGCAAATTTAGTAGTGCTATCGCCAAATGTAGCCGTAGTACCTGACGCAGTACCTGTAACCGTTAGATTCCCACCAACAGTAAAGTTATCCGCATCAGTACCTGCTTGCATATCCTTAACCTGAGCCATTAGCTCTCGGATAGCGTTATTGATACCACTAGGCGCACATCCTTCAGCGATATTGATACCACCGATGTCTGTATTGTTTGCAGCCGTAGAACTCCATTC